CGGATACCTATATTGGCCAAGGTTCTCTATTCACCTTTGGCGAGAAAGTAGAGAGTAGGACCTATAGATACAGCGAAGACTCCGTAGACGATCCCACAGACGACTATGGATCTGTTGTAGACGATGATCTTACTGGACTCCAGGATTATGAATTTATCATTAATGATCCAACATCTACAATTGATCATGGTTCCATTATTGAAAGTATCCTTAGTAATCAGTACCCATATGGTTCATTAAGTATTTCTGGATCTGCTGTAGAAAGATCTACTTCAGACTATTCGGGATCAACTCAACTGTTTGAAATTTCTGGATCTGCTTCTGACACTAGAACATATTATACAGAGAATACCCAACTCTTCCAGATATATGGACAAGCTATAGAGAAAGATTCAGATACTTATGTAACTTCTGGATCACTCTTTAGCTTTGGGGAGAAAGTAGAGAGTAGAAGCTACAGATACAGCGAACCATTAGTTCCATATGGTTCATTAAGTATTTCTGGATCTGCTGTAGAGAAATTTACTTCAAATTATCTGAAGTCAGTTCAACTATTTCAAATTTCTGGATCTGCTTCTGATATTAAACTTACATTCTCTTCTGACACTACTCAGATCTTCCAGATATATGGACAAGCTATAACGAAGGATGTAGATTCTTATGTTGCTACTGGATCACTCTTTGGGTTCTCTTCTGGACTAGAAAGTTTTGTACAGAGATATGGTGGTTTTGGATCAATTAATATCTCTGGTTCCAAGTTTGAAAGTTTCACCAGAACTACTTATATTGGATCTGGTATAATTTCTCTTAGTGGAGATTCTAGAAATTACTCCCCAGTTTATCCAATAAATTCTGGAGATCCTAATGCTGGAAAGGGAATTATCCAGATTGTTGATGCAGGATCAATTTACAGGGCAACTCTACCATACAAAGCTAAGGGATCTATATTTGTATCTGGTTTTGGTAATGAAAGCTTTATAAGAACGAATTATACAGGTTCCGGATTAATAACCTTCTCCGGAAGATCTTTTAATAGAGAAATTGCAGTATATGCAAATATTGGATCTGGATTTATTCAGATTTCCACTCAAACTCAACCAATAATTGAAAAGAACACCGAATCATATTCGGGCTCTGGAACAATTACTTTATCAGATCAAAGAGTTAATAGGAGAGCCTTTAGTTATTCTGGTAATGGTTCAGTCAAACTAACTTCAAGTGCTCAAGAATCACTTTCCTCTCAAACTCCAGAACAAACAATTCTCTTTAATACATCTGGAACTGCAAGAGAAAGATTTATTGCACAAACACCTGAAACAGAGGTACTTTATGAATTTAGTGGAAATTCTGTTCTAAGAAAGGGATTTGCTTATGCTGGATTTGGTCAAATACTCTTTGCAGAATCCTCCTCAGTTGTTACATTTACATCCAGTATTTCTGGCCAAGGAACAATCAGATTCAAAACTCATCTGGTTGATAATACTTATGATACTTGTGATTCCGAAGATATTACTTGTGATTATGAAAATAGTGCTTCTATAAGATTTGTAGCTAATCCACCAGAATCTACACAACTATTCAATGTCTTTGGATTTGCAAACACCAATCAAATACACACTAATGAGTATATTGGTCTCGGTAATATTCAAATTTCGGAATCTATTGGAAGAATAAGAAAAATAAACTCCTATGTTGGTGTAGGAACTATATTCGAATTATCTGCAAGTCAAGTATATGATGTCGATTCGTATGTAGGTAAGGGAACTTTATTTGCACTTTCTGGATCTACTGAATCTAAATTATACTCCAGTACCAGTATTAATAATAGTGTTCTATTTGTTGTTTCTGGATCTTCGAAGGTTGCATTCAACAAAGAATATCCATATTTTGGAATTACCACCACTAATCTTTATGGTAATGCAGAATCTAGGATCAAAAAATCCAGCATATATTCTGGAATTGGTTCTATTTCTATTTCTGGAGAACTCGTCCATCCAAATATCAGATTTATACCATCACCAAGAACTTCTGGATCCATTAATGTTTATGGAATCGGTAATGAAAGTGCTACATATCATGAAACTCTTGTCGGAAATAGAAGTATATTTACCATCTCAAGTGGATTTGAATCTTTTGGTAGATCCACTTATATTGGAATGGGAACAGTATTTATCGATCAATTGAATTCATCTTCAATTAGTATTAATAATCCGTATCAGATTCCAAGATCTTATGTTATCATCATCTAATTAAAACCTCCATAAATAAAACAGAAGAAAGATTTGCGTTTACCCGTGGTACTATGACTAAACAGGTACAACTCAGAAGAGGTACAAAGGAAGAACACGTAGCTTTTACTGGCGCGTCCGGTGAACTTACTGTAAATACTACCAACAAATCAGTTCATGTTCACGATGGTTCGCAACCAAATGGATTTGAGTTGTTAAGAACAGATTTTACCAATTCGGTTGGTGGAACAATTGCTGGATCTGTTATTGTTGAGGATAATCTTACTGTTAATAGATCTACCTTTTTGCAAGATGGATTAGATGTTGCAGGAGCAGTTGGATTTTCATCAAATCTACTTGCTCAAAAAAATATAACAGTAACTAGAGACCTAAGTGTTGGTGGCTTAGCTGGATTTGGTTCCGATTTATCCGTCGTCAATGGTGTTTCCATTGGGTCTAGTTTAGTAGTTGGAGCTGCTGTTTCTATAGGAAGTAGCCTTTCTGTAGGAACATCCGTAGGAATAGGTTCCAATTTAACCGCTGGTGGTGCTGGTCAAATTGGTTATAACTTAGGTGTAGGAGCAAGTCTTAGTGTAGGTGGTAAATCTTCTTTAACTGGTTCTGTTAGTATAGGCAATACCTTAAGTGTATCTTCTTTTACTGAAATAGGTGGCACTCTAGAGGTAGATGGTTCTGTACAACTTAATGACAACCTAAATGTTGATAGAAGTGTTGGTATTGGCCAAAGTCTTTATGTAGATGGTTTTGTAGGTTTTGGATCCGATTTAGTACTAGATGGTACAATAACAGGTAAGGCAGGTATCCTAAGTGCTATAAATGTTATAGGAATTTCAACATTAGAATCTGCAATTATTAGTGGATTAAGTTTCCCAACTGTAGATGGTAGACCCGGCCAAGCTCTAATAACTGATGGAGCTGGAAATGTTACCTTTGGTTCGGCTGGTTCATCTGCACAAACTAGAATTGTAGTATCGGCTCTTGACGGTGATGATAGTAACGATGGTAGAATTTTACCAGTACAAACTATACGGAGAGGATTGCAACTTGCCTCACAAAGGCTAAAAAATACTGTCGATTCTAGATTTATAGATGGTTCCAATCTAGTAAAATTAAACAAAGAATTTATTAAGGCAGAAGTTGTTGCATATATTCAAAATCAATATCCATCCATAGTTGGAGATCCAGGATACAATTCAAATAACGCTAAACTTTATATTGGATACATTTTAGATGGATTTATCCATGACTTAGCTTATGGAGGAAATTCAAAAACTGTTGATGCAACAATTAAATACTATCAACTTGTAAAGGCTTCATTTGATGATAGACTTACAGAAACCGTAGCTGCCTTCCAATATATTACTACTATTTCTAGATATATCATAAACAATACTGCAGTACCAACAACATATCAGTTAGTTCTTACTCAACAATATGATCTTACTATTGCGTATGATCAAACAGTTGATAAAGATAGTTATAGTATTGCATCTTGCGCTAATGTTTGGTCTGCAATAGGTTCATATGTTGGAATTACAACAGCTATTATTTCTGGTGGAATTGGCTTTGCACCAACAAAAACTTATCCACAACCAGAAACTCTAGATGCGGTTACCGTATTTGTTCAAGGTGGAGATTATGTAGAAAACAACCCTCTTATTGTTGCAGATGGCATTTCTGTTTCAGGTGATTCACTCAGAAATACCATTGTAAGACCTTTACATGCAGGACAAGATTTATTCAGAGTAAGAAATGGTTGTTATATAACAAACATTTCAATGAAAGATTATGTTATTGATGGAGTTCCACAACATACATTTGATTATACTGTTGCTTTTGATGATCCATTTGATTCATCTGTTAATAGAGTTGGATATGGTGGAACCATTGTTAACGTAGTTGATGCTTATTATAATAATGCGACTGGAATTACAACAATAACTACTGATATTCCTCACCAATTGATTAAAGGACAAGTAGTAAGACTTTCCGGATTAGGATTTACTTGCAATTATGATGCTGGAGTTACAACAGTTTTCTACCCAGAATCGAATGCAAATGGTCAACGTGATTTTGATATTATTTCTACTGGATCTCCTGTAGAATTTACGATCAAAGCAGGAATTACAACAATACAACATTATTATGATGGAGGGGGAACTGCTCAATTAGGTAAATTAAAAATTACCCAATCTCCATATATCCAGAACTGTTCCATTCTTTCATTCCTTGGTGGAAATGGTATTTTAGTAGATGGATCTAAAGTTCAGGATAACAATATTCCTGCAATACCTGAAGAAGCAGAAAAACCACCAGTTGGCGATTTACCTAAATTCGGTAAGTCCATGGTCGCAGCAACCTTTACCATGGTTTCGTTTGGTGGTATTGGTTGGAGAACAATTAATGATGGTTATGCTCAGGTTGTTTCTTGTTTCCAGATCTTCTGTCGATATGGTTCATTAACACAGTCTGGCGGCTATCTATCAATTACCAACTCAGCAACTAACTTTGGTTATTATGCTCTTAGATCTACCGGATTCAGTCCAAATTCATTTACATTTGATAGAGGTAGAGTTGCTGCAACGGGAGTTTCTGGAGGACTTCAGACTCTTAAAACTGTTGGACTTGGGAGATCTGAACAAGATCTATATGTACTAAGATTCTTCGATGACAATGATAATGATGTAACATCAAACTTTAAACCACTCTTAGTACAACAACAGTTTAATGTAGGTAGTTCAGTAAATACTGCAACTAGCGTAATTACAATACCTGCACACCCATTTATTAATGGAGAAAGTGTCGTTTATATTGGAAATGAACAAAGCATTCCCCAACAAGTAATTGGTGGACTTGTTAGTAAAAACCAATATTATATTGGATATATTGATGCAAGTAGTTTTAGACTTTATGAAGATGATAGTTTAACAAGACTTGTATCATTAGGATCTACATTTGTAGGCATCAATACTTTCCTTAAGAACAATCAGGATTTCTTTGCTTATGAAATCATAGATGCACATAATGTCTATCAAAGAGTAAGTCTTGCATCTACAAGTTCTACATTAAAGTTTGTTTCTGGTAGAGAAGTAACGCAAGTTCTTGCTGGTGGTGGAACTGCTGTAGGTATTGCATTAACTTATTTGTCATCTACTAGAAGTCTTATTGTTTCTGTAGAATCTGTAGGTGGTATAAAAAATCTATTTTCTGCATCCTCACCAAATCCAATTGCCGATCATACTGCGTCACCAATATCGATAGGAGTGACTGCAGTTGCTGGAATTACAACTTATTTTACTGTAGAAACAAAAGTAGACTCTACTATACCTGGTAATGTAATTCCAGACATTGGAGATCTTCCAGAAACATATAAACTCCACTTCCATAGACCATCTATAATCAACTCCTCTTCGCATACTTGGGAATATTCTGGATCTGGTATTGACTATAATGCTTTACCACAAAATGGCGGTAAAACAATTCCTTCTTCAGAACAAGTATCGGAACAAGGTGGTAGAGTATATTCCTCAGGTACTAATGAACTAGGTGACTTTAAGATTGGTGATTTTATTACCGCATATAACAGAACTGGTAATATTATCTTCAATAATAAAGTTACAATTGGTCAGTTGGATTCACTTAGATTGAGTCTTTCTGGTGGTACAGTTATTGAAGAATTCTCCTCAGATGTTAATTTAGGTGAAACTGAAATTGGTGGACCACTGAATAAGAGAGTATCCACTCAACTTGCAGTAAGAACATTCATGAATAATCGCTTAGGCGATTTTATTGATAAGAGAGTAAGTACCAGTGCTATTCCAAATAATATTGTTCAACTGAATGCATCTGGACAAATTAATGCAGATTTAATTCCACCAAAAGTGGTTAATTTCATTACTGTTACTACAATTGGTGGAAAAACTTCTCTCGTAAACTACATTCCTGCTGCAAACATTAGACAAGGTGATACTGCTGCTGAACCAGAAAATTCTTATGTCCTTGTTCAAGATACTATCCAAGAATATTTAATTTTAGATTCCCCAACAACAAATTATAATTTCTTGAATGGAGATACTGTTACGAGTGCTTTATCCGCTGGAAACGCTATTGGTATCGTTACTGCTCCAACATCAGTAGCATATGGAACTACAGGTTTAGTTAAGGGTGTCCCTCTCAATCTCACTTCACTTAGCGGTGGATCGGGATATACAAGTCCAGGCATTTATACAGGTGTTTCTCTAAACTCAGTAACTGGTATTGGTACAAGTATTACAGCTACCGTTACTGTTAGTGCAGCTGGAACTGTTTCAAACGTTGCTATCAGTACTGGTGGTAGATATTATGCTACTGGGAATGTTTTAACTTTAAATAATCCAGCTCTAATTGGTGGTAGAACTGGAGGATCTAATTTCCAGATTACTATAGGGAATGTAGAGACTAGACTATATTTAAAACTCACAAATAACCAAAAATTCCCAGGATCAACGGCTCTTCCAGATTATATTCAAGATAGAAACGCTGTCGCTATTTCTACTAATCTCAGTACTGTCGTAACTAAAACATTCGATCCAACAGATTATAATACGGGTGGTAATGTAGACTTCTTTAATAATAGAATTATTATAGACAATACAAACTTAGGTGATGGTGATCCAGTTATTTACAGAAATAATGGTGGTAATTCAATTGGTGGTCTAATTAATGGAAATACTTATTACATTAAGAAAGTTGGTATTGGTTCTGTACAAGTTTTTAATACTTACGCAATTGCCTCACCAATATCACTTACTTCGAGTGGAACTGGAACTCATTCCCTCATAAGAAATACTATAGATGAAAACAAAAATACTTTAGTATTTGTTAATCATGGATTAGCATCTGGTGATGCAATTAAAGTTACTGGGGCAACTCCAACAGGAATTACGACAGGTGGATTCTATTATGTTGGATCAGTAACTACCAACGCATTTACATTCCATACAACTCAATCTGATGCAACTCAGTCGGCTAATGGAGTAACTTTAAATGCTGTAGGAATATCTACAGTTGGAGTTGGAACTACACTTACTGTAACAAAACAAAATGTAAGATACTCTGCGACGGTAAATACTTCTTCTGCTTTAGATAGTAACTGGTCTTTACTCGCTAAGTCTGATATTGATGCTTCTAATATTATTTCTGGAACTGTTTCTCCAACAAGACTTGGTTCAGGATCTGCAACTCAAGATACATTCTTGGCAGGAAATTCAGCTTACCAAAAAGTAGTTAAGAGTGTTGGAATTGGAACCACCCAACCAATCCAGGTTACTGCAACAAGTTTTGATTCTGCCCCAGGTGGTGTAGGAGTCAATACTTACTATGGAAATATTAATATCTCCCTAAATCGTGTCGCTTCTTCTTTAGATACATTTTCTACACTTGGAGTCGCTAGATTTAAGACATCCACATTTACTGTTGGTGTTGACGGTCAAGTAAGTATCAAGAATTCCACTACTGGTGATATTGATGCTGCTACTTTAGGTAGTCAATCGCCTTCTTATTATATTGATCCAGCAAACTTATCTGCTGCTGTTCCAATTACTAAGGGTGGAACTGGTTTAACTGGACTCCCAGCAAGTGGCGCAATTCTTCTTGGTAACGGAACTGCATTTAACCAAACGGTTAACCCAACATTTACTGGAAACGTTGTATTCAATAATGGTATTGCAATCAGTGGCATCGTAACTGCAACAAGATTTGTATCTAACGTTGCTCAGGGAACTGCACCAGTTTCTGTTGCTTCTTCTACAGTATGTACTAATTTGAATGCTAATTTCTTAGGTGGAACAAGTAGAGCTGATGTGGAAGGTGCTATAGAAGATGCTAAAGCATTTGCATATTTTATTGGAGTTTCATAAACTATTTTCATTAAGTTTATAAATACTTTAAAGGAAAATTATCTGATTAGAAATGGCCTCTGCAATTTTATCTCAATCTGCACCAAGCGCAACAACTAATACTACAGTTTATACAGTTCCTGCAAGTAACTATGCAGTAGTGAACATTAGTATTGCAAACAGAGGAACAACTGCTGCTGTAGTTAGAGTTGCCGCATCAGCTTCAGGAACCCCAACTAATGCCGAGTGGATTGAATATGATACAACTATTCCCGGCAATGGAGTTTTGGAAAGAACGGGTGTTACTTTAACTGCAACCAAGAACATTGTTGTTTATTCAAACAATGCTAATGTTTCGGTTTCTGTTTATGGCATTGTTCAAGCTGTGTAAGGAGGCTAATTAAATGGCTAGGTATATTGGAAACATTCCATCTAGAAATCCTGATGAAGAGGCTTATAATTTTAGAACAAGACCTTTTACTAGGAGTTCTGACTTAGTTGAAGATGGCCTAGGAAGAGTGACTTCTGTAACTTATGGTGATAAGAGGTTGAGTAGTATTACTTATGATTCTGAAAATAAAATTACGGGATACATCGAAACTATAGGATCATCTAGTTATACAGTTACTATAACTTATGACTCCGGCACCGGAAATGTAACTTCTATAACGAGGGCATAATAAAAATGACAATAGACGTTTTAGCATACAACTCCTTAAATAAACAAAATCAACCTTTAAGGACTTGCAATAATACCTTAACATCATGTATTTCTACTTTAAATAGTAATTGTAGCACTTATTTGTCCACTGTTAATACTAATGCTCCTAGTATTATTAATGGTAAAATTCCTAGACCAGAACTGTGGGCTTGTGTAGAGACTGGTTCTGGATGGACTTCTGGATTTAAAGTTTGCGATACTTCTGGATTTTTTAGATGTGGAGCTACTTGTACATGGACAGTGCCTGGTGGGGCAACTTGTGCAAGATTCCAGATTTGGGGTGCTGGTGGTTCTTCTGGTGCTGCTGGTTGTTGTGGAGGATCACCTTTTGGTGGAAGTGGAGCTTATGCATCAGTTATTATGCCTGTAACTGCTGGATGTCAATATATTCTTTGTGCTGGTTGCGCTCTATGTTGTTATGGATGTTGGAACTGTATAAGTAATGGAAATGGTTGTGCTTCTTATATCACTGGGCCTGGACTAACAAACTTCTGTGCCATGGGTGGAATAGGAAATCTTTGTCAACAAATGATTGATAGAGATGTTTATTATTATAAAACTGGTATTATAGACGCTAGACCTGCATATACTTGTCAGTCATTTCTTGGATATTGCATTTGTGGTACTGGATCTAGTTTCTGTTCTACAACGATTAGTACTCCATTCAATGAAGCAGTTCCTACTATCCAGTGTTGTGGAAGTGGATTTTCAAGTAATCCCCACATGATGCTTCCTGCGTACCATTCTTCAGCATTATCTTATGGTTCAGCTACAGGTGGAACTGTTTATGGTATTGCTGGTGCATATGGAGAGAGTTGTATGGCCCACTACTGTAAATGTGGGTATCACAAAAATCCACCAATTTATGGATTCGAATCATCTTCACAGTGCGTATTTTCTCTCAGTAGTTCCACCAGTTGTGGTGGAAACTACTGTTCGGCTAGCGCTACTTTTGGTGCAGTACTTGCATCTCTTTTACTTCCTGGTTCTGGTGGTTTTGCGATGCAAGTTGCTGGTGGTTGTTTATCGATTTGTGGTGATGCCGGTAGAATGGGAATGGTTTGTGTTTGCTTTAAATAATCGGTTTCTTTTAATAAATAACTAAAAATTTTTATTGAGTCATGATAAAAACATTTTCCTATCCAATGCCAGATGAACTTTATATCAATTCTTTTGATGAAGGGAAAGAAATTTCTTTAACTTATGATGGACCAAAATACATAAATGTATTGGTTCACACCCCTACTGGCATTATTAATGGCATTAATCCAGAACATTACGATGTTGATTCTTGCAGTTTAATCAAAATTAATGCTGAACAACAACCAGAAATTTGTTATTATTTGACAAATCTTTTAGAAAATCATGAATATGAATATGAAGAGGAGATTATGGAAAATGGAGATATTTATCAAAAAATAAAAAATCCAACTTTACTGGATTGTTATGACGCTGTTTATGACTCAGAATTAAAATCAATTAAATTAAATGTGATTGCAAAAAATAATCTTGATAATTATGTGACTTTGAATTTAACTGCTATTCGTAATAGATTGGGTTTTATTTTAAGTAATGAAGAAGGAAAAAAAGAAAAAGGTGAAGACCAAGATGTTTCTTTAGACTTATTAGATCAAATTTCAGAAGTCGTAAAAGATATAGATAAGTATATAGAAGAAAATCCATATTTTATGAGTTGGAAATATACAAATTTTGATAATGTTCTTGAATCAGTTTTTCCGATTCCTGAAAAAATACAAGACCTTCTAAAAAATTACCAGTAAAATTCCATGGATGTATTAAGATACAGTGCAGAAAATGCAAAAGACTATTTAACTACTCAAGTTTCCGAAAAGAGCGCTTGCATAGCTGTAAAAGGACCCCAAACTACTGCTCTTGCGGTTTCTGCAAGTTTGTTTACTCCTGAATATAGTTGTTGGGTTCGGTGCATAGAACCTTCATTACTAGCAAATCCAGCTCAAACAAGTCTTTGGTCTTGTGTAGCAGCTGGTTCCGGATGGACTGGTGGATTTACTGTTTGTGGGGATGATGGTGTTGTTAATCAATATTTCTCTCAGGGTAAGGATTGTACTTGGACTGTTCCTAGTGGAGTAACTTGTGCAAGATTCCAGATTTGGGGTGCTGGATCTGGTTCTGGTAGTGGAGGAATGTGTTGTTCTATATCTCCTTTTGGTGGAACTGGTGCATATGCATCACTTATTATTCCTGTAACAGCTGGAGCAACTTATACAATCCATAGTGGATGTGCTCCAAGAATTTGTGCATACTGTACATATGGTTGCCATAGACCAGACGGAGATAAATCCTTCGTTCAAGGACCGGGATTATGCAATTTCTGTGTAGATGGTGGTATTGGGGAACTGGGTAAGTGGATGGTATGTAATGGTAGATATGCTGTATCTGCTTGTTATTTTGGATCAAAATGTAGTCAAGGATGTGGATACGCTGTTTGTGGGGGAGGTAGTTTTGGATGTTGGTCAGCAACTGGTGTTGGCGTATGCTGCATTCATCCATTCACCCCTGGAGCAAATTATTATGGATCATCTCCTGTTGGCTCGATATATGGAATAAAAGGAATGTTCTCATCTCTATGCAGTTGCGGTAATAATAATGCGGCTTGTTACTGTCACCCACCAGTTTTTGGATTCCTTTCCGAGTCTCAGTGTACAGTTTTCTATGATGGTATCTGTTGCGGTTCGGCTAACCAAGCATGTTGTGGCAGATTAAGAGTTCCTAGTGCGGGTGGTTGGCCTTCAAGTGCTTTTGGTGGTGCGGTTGGTATGTATGGGGATTGTTCTGGTAAAATGGGATTGGTTTGTATTTGCTTTAAATAACATTTGATAAAACACTCCAAAAGTAGTAAAATAAATAACTGAGTATAACGAGTTTAATTATTAAAGGTGGACAATATTAATGAATAAAGCATTTTTCATCAATGGTGGTGCGGGTAGGGTCCTTTGTTCCATACCCGCTTTGGAAGAATATGCCAAAAGACATGACGATTTTATAGTCGTTGCCGAATCATGGGGAGAATTTTATTCCTGTAGTAAAGTACTAAGGGATAAAGTTTATCCTATTAATCATAAAAATTTATTTGAGTCGCTTTTACTTGATAAGGAAATTGTAAGTCCAGAACCCTATAGACTCAATGCATATTTCACTCAAGAGTGTAATTTGATTCAAGCATTTGATATATTAATCAATGAACTGAATCATATACCAGATACTAAAAAAATTAATTTAGAATTAAACAAACAAGAACAAATATTCGGATATAATCTAGTAGAAGAAGTAAGAGAAGTTCTAAAAAAAGATAAAATTGTAGTTTTTCAACCTTTTGGCAGTTCTGCAAAAGTTGAAGGAAAATTTACTTATGATGTCACAGGTAGAAGTTTTGAACTTTCGGATATATACAAAGTTATTGATGAATTGAAGAAAAATTATGGCGTCATCTTAATGACACAAATTCCAATTCCAGATTGGGATAAACTTGGAGTCGCTTGTCCTCAGAATGTACCAATTACACAATGGGGTGGTATAATTAATGCTGCCGACTATTTTCTGGGATGTGACAGCATGGGTCAACACATTGCATATGCATTGAACAAACCAAGTACTGTAGTTATAGGTTCAACTTATCCTGAAAATATTTCCTATCCAAATAATAAAAATTTCCATATCGTAGATAATGGAAAAAATAGAAGGAAATATAGCCCAATAAGAATAAGTTTTGAAGATCAATATGATAGAAATAATGAAGATTTGATGATTTTAAGTAATGAAAGAATAAAAGAAATTTCCAAATCAATTAAAGATAAAATTGGCGTAAGTAAGGTCAATAATGATACATTGAATTTATCAGGTGTATCAAAAAATGGAACAAGTCAAAATAATCTTCCGATAAATCCAAGTGTAATGCCTGGATTCCAAAAACCAAAACCAACCAAGAAAAAAACAATTGATCAAATTCTGGAATTAAACGACATTAAAAATTGAGGTAAAATTATGAGTATTATTGTTTCCTGTGCTCGCGGACACAATGCAAGCACAACTCTGATGATTGATGGTGAAGTAATTTTTTATGTTGAAGAGGAAAGACTTTCTCGTTGGAAACACGATGGAAGTCCACTTCTAGGACTACTAAAAGTATTTGAATATGTAGACCATATTGACCATTTAGTAATATGTCATACTCATAGAAACGGACCTGAACTAGATTGGACTGGGGAAGATCTGTATCATGGTTGGATAAGAAAACTTTCTAGAAAGAAATTTGAATATCAAACTCATTTTATTGACACAAAACATCATGAAATGCACGCTGCTTGTGCATTTTTAAATTCTGGATTTGAAACTGCAGCGTGTGTGATTGCTGATGGTGCTGGAAGTTTCTTACAGACTGATGCTTGTCCAGGAGTCATTTACGAATTTGAATCTATATTTAAAGCAAAATATCCATTAGAGTTCGATTCTGTTTACAAACATTTTGGATCCAAAGAAAGTATCGGTATTATTAAATTGGATGAGGATGGGAAATATATTCTCACAGAATATCCAGGACTAACAAAAACATATGAAGCGGTAACTGAGTATTGTGGATTTTCTTCCATAGATGCTGGAAAAACAATGGGATTGTCTCCATATGGAAAAGAAAATCAAGATCTTCCTGAACTTTTTAGGAATGGGTGGGCAAATCGTGAAGTATTTGTACCCAATTATCCAAATGGGTCTAAAATAAATCACCAAAGATATGATATTCTTTCCGAAGATGTAAAAAATCATTCTAAAGGTGAATACACTCAAATTCAAAAAGATTTAGCGTTCTTAGTACAAAAGGAAACTGAAACCCGAATGATTGATCTCATTCGTAAAGCTCACGAAGAAACTGGTGAAACTAATATCGTTGTCTGCGGTGGTTATGGTCTAAATTGTGTTGCCAACTACAAGTATTGGAAAGAATTCCCAGATCTCAATATTTACTGCGAACCAATCTCCCATGATGGAGGAACATCTATTGGTGGTGCAAAATATACTCATGCACAAATAACTGAAATGGAAACTCCATTTGAAAGACAGTCTTCAATTTATTATGGCCCTCAGTATGATCCAGAAACTTATGAAGAGTATTTAGAAGGACTGGATGTTCAACCCACAACTTATAACGAGGTAGCAAAACTTATTCGTGATGGTAATATTGTTACTATCTTCCAAGGTCGTTCAGAGGGTGGACCTAGAGCACTAGGAAATCGTTCAATTCTCTTTGATCCCACCATTCAAAATGGCAAGGATCTCGTAAACCAAGTTAAGCGTCGTGAGTTCTTCCGTCCATTTGCTTGTACAATTCTCAAAGAGAAAGTGAATGAATGGTTTGATATTGCTGGAAGAGAAGAATCTCCTCATATGATGTATGCTGTAGATTGTCTACCTGGCGTTGAAGAAAAAATTCCCTCAGTAATTCACGTTGATGGAACTTGTAGAATTCAAACGGTTACAAAAGATCAGAATGATCATTATTATAGACTTATTGATGCTTTTGAAAAATTGAGTGATGTTCCCATCCTCTTCAATACTTCATTCAATCTTGGCGGAGATCCTCTTGTAGAAACTATTGTTGATGCAATTGATACCCTTCAGAATAGTGATATTGAATATATGTATCTTCCCGAAATTCAAAAATTGGTTAAAGTTCCTAACGAATGAAAAAAATATTTGTTAATGGAACCTTTGATGTCCTTCATGTAGGCCACTTACAACTTTTGAATTTTGCAAAATCTTATGGTGATTATTTAATAGTTGCTATTGATGACGACGAACGGGTAAAGGAAAAGAAAGGAACATCTAGACCAATACACAATCAAGATGAAAGAAGATTTTTCTTGAATATGTTAAAACCTGTAGATCAGGTTGAGACTTTTTCTAATGATAAAGAGTTGGAAGAATTGATAAAAGGGTTCAATCCAGATATAATGATAGTAGGTTCTGATTGGAAAAATAAACCAGTAATTGGATCTCAGTTTGCAAAAAGATTAATTTTTTTTGATAGAATAGATGAATACTCCTCAACAAAAATCATTCAAAGTATTATTGATCGGAGATAGTTGCATAGACAAATATGTTTATGGAGAAGTTAAACGATTGAATCCAGAAGCACCTGTTCCAATCTTAAACTACAAGAAAACCGAAACAAGACAAGGGATGGCATGGAATGTCTATAACAATCTTAAAGCATTAGGTCTTGAAGTTTATATGATGACAAATCAAGAAAAAATTATTAAGACACGTTATATTGATGAAAGGACAAATCAACAAATTCTTAGAGTTGACGAAGAAGTTGTTTGTAAACCAATGGAATATGAAATTCCAAATGAACCATATGATGCGGTCGTAATTAGTGATTATGACAAGGGATTTATAACGAGTTCAAAATTATTTGAGATTGTTTATAACATGAAATGTCCCACATTTATTGACAGTAAAAAGAAGATTCTTCCTTCATACAATTGTTATGTCAAGATCAATGAACATGAATATGAAAAGTTAGAAGAAAAAAACTCCAATGTCATTATCACTCATGGATCAAAAGGTGCTGAATACAATGGAGTAGTATATCCGGGAGAAAAAGTAAATGTTTATGATGTTGTTGGAGCTGGGGACACTTTCTTATCTGCCCTTGTGTTCGGATATTTGAATTGTGGTAGAATAGAGGAAGCAATACCCATTGCTAATAGGGCGGCCGCAATTGCTGTATCATATCCAGGAACTTACGTATTATCAAAGGAAGATGTGAATGAATTATGTAATTGATATCGACGGAACAATTTGTGATAAACCCATTTGCAGAGAAGATGGTTACTATCATAATAGTATTCCAAAGTTAGACCGTATTGATACCATCAATCGTCTTTACGAGGAAGGACATATTATCAAGTACTTTACTGCTCGTGGTATGGGAAGACATCTTGATAATTCAAATCTAGCTTATGCGGATTTTTATAATCTAACAAAAACACAATTGGATGATTGGGGATGCAAGTATCATGAATTAATCATGGGCAAACCAAGTGGGGATATGTACATTGATGACAAAGCGGTGAATGCAGATGACTTCTTCAATTAAATTTGTCCCCAAAGGATGGGGATTTGAAAAATGGATTGTAAACAATGAACAATATTGTGGAAAACTTTTATATTTTGTAAAAGGGAAAAAGTGTTCTTGGCATTATCACAACATAAAAGATGAGACATTCTATGTGCAGTCTGGAATGTTGATTCTTTTTTATGGGTATGATGATGACATTAATTTGGCACAAAAAAGGACCCTTAAAAAGGGTCAAAACTTTCATGTTCCTGTTGGATTAAGACATAGAATGTATGCCTTAGAAGATACTGAGTTGTTTGAATTCTCAACTCAACATTTCGATAGTGATAGTATTCGTATTATTGAAGGAGATACTCTCTAACTGTTTTAAACTTATAGTCACCAATCCATTTCATGTCAGCACAAGTATAATCTTGATATTTACCTTTAAGATGTTCGGGGAAGTCGATATATTCGACTTCCCCTTTTTCTTTTTCTGAGACTAATTCTGCAACTTCTTGAAAACTAATAGGGTTTCCTGTTCCCAAATCATAGATTCCTGATGGATGGCTATTATTTAAAACAACATCAACAACATCTTCAACACAGATGAAGTCTCTTAAAAATTTGTCTGATCCTCTGAAGAGGTTCAATTTTCCTGATTCACGAATTTGTTTTGTGAATTTAGAGATTGGACTTGCTTGATCACCTTTATGATCTTCACCTTGCCCATAAACATTAAAGTACCTAAATCCCTGAATACTCGAAAATTTTTCTATATTATCTTGGACAAAATAATCAATTTGAAGTTTAGTTATTGCATAATAATTTAGTGGATTTATGACTTTTGATTTTTTTGTTTGATTTCCATATACTGATGCTGATGAAGCATATTTTACTGATATTCCATGCTCTATTGCTTTTTCAAAAAGAAACAAAGAAAAGACAACATTATTGTGATGTAACGTTTGAATGTTTCTCTCAGTCGTTGAAGATATTGCTCCTTGATGCAAAATTAAGGATACTTGATCCCATTTATTAAACCCAGATATAAAACGAAAAGCATTACCCTTTTCCACTTCTATTATAGGCTCTTTAATCGTGGAAAGAAAGTTTTTTCCAATGAAACCTTGTGATCCTGTTAATATAATCATGTTAAATAAAAAAAGAAAAAATTGTAGAGATAAATATTTTTATATTACCATTATAAAATCATTTAATATGTATGGCATCACCTAATAACAGAAAGGAATTAATCGAATATTGTCTTCGTCAATTGGGTAAACCTGTATTAGAGATAAATGTTGATGATGATCAAATCGATAATTTAGTAGATGATGCTATTCAATATTTTCATGAAAGACATTATGATGGTATTGATCGTGTATTTTTAAAACACAAACTTACTCCTGCAACTAAAGCAACATTAGCTCAACCAGGACCAGTAGGTTCCGCAACAACATCTTCTTCAGATGTTGTTGGAGTTGGTTTAACTTCTCTCAATTATGTAGAGGGAGTTAACTATCTTCCATTACCGGATTCAATTATTGGTGTAAATAATATCTTAAAAATAAATTCTAGTACCATCTCTGATGGACTTTTCAATATTAAATATCAGATATTTTTAAATGATGTTTATTATTATGGTGCATTAGACCTCCTTAATTATGCGATGGTTAAAAGATATCTTGAAGATTTGGATTTTCTTTTAAATCCTAATGCACAAATTCGTTTTAACAAATTAAATCATAAATTATACTTAGATATAGACTGGCAGCAAGTTGGTGAAAATGAATATGTAATTATTGATTGTTATCGAATTGTAGACCCATCAGATACTCCAAAACTTTATAATGATTGGTGGTTAAAAAAATACCTTACTGCTCTCATCAAAAAGCAGTGGGGACAGAATATGATTAAATTCAATGGAGTTTTACTTCCAGGTGGAGTTCAATTGAATGGAAGACAAATCTATGATGATGGAGTTGCAGAAATAGAAAAGTTGGAACAACAACTTAAGGATGAATACGAATTACCACCACTTGATCTCATAGGTTGATATGTCACCACTAAATTCTTATTTTCTTCAGGGATCTCCGAGTGAACAAAGACTCATTCAAGATCTAATTAACGAACAACTTAAAATGTATGGACAAGACGTTCTATACATGCCCAGAAGAATTATTGGGGAAAATACAGTTATTAAAGAAGTTACTGCGTCAAAATTTGATGATAGTTTTCGTATTGAAGCCTACTTAATGAATTTTGAAGGATTTAGTGGAAATGGGGATTTACTAAGTAAATTTGGAGTCAGAAGTAATGATGAAATCAATCTAGTAATTTCAAAGGAAAGATATGATGATTTTATATCACCATTATTAAAATTATGGCCAGAAGATGAAAGAAAAGTTGCATATAGACCACAAGAAGGAGATTTGATTTGGTTTCCTTTGGATGAATCTTTATTTGAAATTAAGTATGTTGAGGGCAAAAAACCTTTCTATCAACTTAATAATCTATATGTCTATGAACTAAGATGTGAAAGATTTGAATATGAAGATGAGATTATTGATGTTCCTGAAGTTGATCCTACTGGAATAGAAATCAATGAATCCATTAAGGATCTTGGAAACGTATACACCATTCAAATGGTTGGATCTGGAGCAACTACGGCTGTAGCAACTGTTGGATTTGCAACAACTAATCCAAATTCCAAGTCAGTCCAGTATATTGATCTTATTAATGATGGATTTGGATATTCTTTACCTCCTACAGTTTCTATATCTACTGCACCATCTGGTGGTCTAACAGCAACTGCGGTTGCAATTATGACAAGTAGGTCCCCAAATCAAAAACTTGCAATTGACAGAATCCTTATCACGAATCCTGGTTTTGGTTACATAGAACCCCCAATCGTAACCATTTCTGGAGGTGGTGGAAGCGGTGGAATTGCTACTGCTGTAATCAATACAAGAGTTCTTGGAGTTATCGGAATTTCTTCTGGAGGTGTTGGATATAGTACAACTCCTCAAGCGATAATTCAAAGAATCTTTATTCCTACCAGTACAGGTATTTCTTCTAATATCAGAAATGCACAAGCCGAGGCTGTGGTAAATTCTAATGGTGAAGTTGTTGCGGTTCGGTACTCAAATGCTGGAGCTGGATACACATTTACGCCAACAATATCTTTCACAGATCCTACTGCAACTACATTTGGAGATTATGACTACAATGAAGTGGTCACTGGCTCTAGAACAGGCACTACTGGATATGTTAAGAGTTGGGATTATGTAAATAGAGTTCTCAAACTTTCTGTTGTTGACGGAACTTTTGCAAGAGGAGAATCTATAGTTGGTGTAGCTGCAAGTTATAAAGTATCAACTGTACAAACTAATGAATTCTTAGATGCATATGCAGAAAATATTGAAATTGAATTAGCTGCAGATCAAATTGTAGATTTCAGTCAAAAGAACCCGTTTGGTGAATACTAAATAATTATTACTCCATAATTACTTGTAATGATCTCAAATTATTTTTATCACGAAATATTGAGAAAGACCATTGTGGCTTTCGGTACTCTTTTCAATGATATTCAAATCAAACATAAAGATAATGCTGGAGATGATTTCAGTATCTTAACTGTACCTATTGCTTACGGTCCTGTTCAAAAGTTTTTAGCGAGAATTGAACAAGTACCTGATCTAAAGAAAAGAGTTGCAATTACTCTCCCAAGAATGTCATTTGAAATGACAGGAATATCATATGATGCTAGTAGAAAATCTTCTACGATGCAAACTTTTAAAGCTTTAGATAAGACAAATAATGAAGTGACAAAAGTTTTTATGCCAGTTCCATATAATGTAAACTTTAGACTCTCAATAATGTCTAAATTGAATGAAGATGCATTGCAAGTAGTAGAACAGATATTACCATATTTTCAACCTCATTTTAATCTTACAGTAGATTTAGTTTCTAGTATTGGAGAAAAAAGAGATATTCCAATGATTCTTGAAAGAATTGCAATGGATGATCAGTATGAAGGTGATTTTACTACGAGAAGAGTTTTAGTTTATACTTTAGATTTTGTTGCAAAGACATATCTATTCGGACCTCTTGGTACTCCTAATGAAGCCATAATTAAACAAGTTCAAGTTGATTATCATACCAACACCAATAAAGTAAATGCATCTAGACAATTAAGATATGTAGCAGAACCTAGAGCCTTACAAGATTATAATAATGATGAGATAACTCAAATTTCTGAAGATATTTCTGAAGAGGTTACACAATTTAATGTTGTAGATGCATCTGTGTTAATTGAAAAATCTTATATTATGCTCGGTGAAGAGTCGATGTTCATTCGTAAGATTACAGGAAATACGTTATTAGTGAATAGAGGCGAAGATAATACTCCTGTTATGACTCATGCATCTGGAACTGCAGTTAATGTTATTAATAGTGCAGATGATGAGTTAATTGATCTGGATGATGATTTTGGATTTAGTGAATCTCGTTACAATTTTGCAGATGGTAAAGTCTATAGCACTACGAAAGGAATTGATGTATGAACTTTGAAGATATTGATAAAGCTTTAGATATTGAACCGACAGAAATTAAATCAGAGATTGTTAAGACATCATCTTTAGAAATAAAAAAAATTGAAGGATCTGCAGATCAACTTCAAAAAGATTATGAGTATTCTAGGGGACAACTCTATTCTATTATTGAAAAGGGCCAAGAAGCAATTAATGGTATTTTAGAACTTGCACAAGAATCCGATTCCCCAAGAGCATATGAGGTTGCTGGTCAACTTATCAAAAACGTTGGAGATGTTACCGACAAACTTCTTGATCTCCAAAAGAAGATGAAAGATATCAATCAAGAACAAAAGGGATCTGTACCAACTAATGTCACTAATAATGCAGTATTCTTAGGATCCACTGCAGAACTCCAAAAGTTCTTGAAGAGTTCCATGAATCCAGATACATCTAAATAAAAATAGGAAACTTATAAAGATAAATGGATAAACTTACCTTTAAGGAATGGTCTATTCTTGCAGACCTAGAATCAATCGCACCTCTTGGTGAAGATTTTGAGTTTTCCATGGCTCGTGGAGAACTTAAAACTGCACAAGCAGCTATCACCAGATTAATGACCAAACTCAAAGGTGAAGGAGATCTTGAGGCATGGGTACAGTCAAAGATCACAAAAGCTGCAGAGTATCTTGATACTGTATCTGATCATCTTTCTCATGGAGAAGATGACACGGAAAGAAAGAAAGAAGTTAGAGAAGGATTCAAAGGTCATAAGTCGATAGAAGAAATCGCAAAAAAGCATAATGTGTCTCCATCAACTATCCAAAAACAACTTGAGATGGGGATGAAAGTTGAACATGAACATACTACAGATAATGATGAAGCAATGGATATTGCATTGCAACATTTAGATGAGATTCCTAATTACTACTCTAAACTCAAAAAGATGGAGAAAGTGAAGGAAGAATGGACAGAAATTCATGATGCAAATGGCAATACTTTTGCACATGTTGTTGATATTATTAAAGGTAGTGATTATAAGTTTAAGAGTTTTACTCAACCAGTATCAGAAAAGTGTTGGGATGGGTACAAACGAGTTGGAATGAAAAAGAAGGGTGAAAAGATAGTTCCCAATTGCGTGAAGGAGGATTCTATTGATGAAGGGAACAAGAGTGGTGATGATTCTTTGCGTGACTGGTTTACTAAGAGTCGCTCTTCTGATGGCACCCCTGGTTGGGTTCAATTGGGTGGTAAATACGCAGGAAAACCCTGTGCAAAACAACCTGGACAAACAACCAAACCAAAGTGTGGTTCAAGTAAAATGAAGGCAGACCTCTCCGATAAGGAAGAGGAAAGTGCATTCCGTCGTAAGAACCAAGAAGATCCAAATCCTGACAGAAAGGGTAAGGCTAAAATGGTTGCGACTGAAGAAAAAGATGCATGTTATTCAAAGGTAAAATCCCGTTACAAGGTTTGGCCTTCTGCATATGCATCGGGTGCTCTGGTTAAATGTCGTAAAGTTGGCGCAAAGAACTGGGGTAATAAAACTAAAAAAGAATCTTTTGAACTTCAAGAAATGGGCGAAGTTCAAAGATATTGTCCTAAGTGCAAAAAGAATGAGACGATGAAGGAGTGTAGATATGGTGAGGGATATTGGAAAATGTTCTCACTTCCTGCATCATTATCACCAGAACAACCATATAGTATTGCAAAAGTTCATCCTGCGAATGAAGGAATGAGTTTTGAAATTGGTTCTGGACATAAACAGGCGCAGAAACAAGCAAAGATTAGAAATCTTGCAACAGGAACTAATAATCCTAATGAAAAGTCTGCTGCCCTCAGGAAACTGAGTGGACCCTCACTTCCTCTTGCAGATTCAGTCATCCAACCTGGACAATTGACAAACGAGGATTATCAACGGATACAATCTACTGGTAATGTTTATACTATACTTTTCTCTTGGAGAGGTAGACCAATGATGAATCTTCAACTCTTCTTCCCAAATATGAAGAGACCCTCTAAAGATGAAGTAAAAACGGAAATTGAAAAGTTTTACCCAGGCGCAGTTATACTGCAGTGGTATCCAAGTCCTACCGATCCATCTAAACCAATTGTAGTTATTCAAGGTAAGTAAAATGAACATTGACCCTTCTGATATTGAACTTTCGGATATTAATAAGATGTTAGTTTATGAACAACAGTCAAGGGTTATAGATAAATTGGATAGAGAAGAAGCAATAGAGTTTGCAAAAGCTTATTTTAAACTTTATCTCAAACAACAAGAGATCGTATCAAGTTTAGCGAAATTATAATTTTATGATTATGTCTGATCAAGTTTATTTGGGGAACCCAAACCTCAAGAAGGCTAATGTAGCCGTAGAATTTACACAGGAACAAGTTCTTGAATTTGTTAAATGCAAGAATGATCCTGTATATTTTGCTAAAAATTATATCAAGATTGTTTCTCTTGATTATGGTGAGATACCCTTTAAAATGTATCCTTTCCAAGAGAAATTAATCACTAATTTCCATGAGAATAGATTCAATATTTGTAGAATGCCTCGACAGACAGGCAAATCTACAACTTGTGTTTCATATTTGTTACATTATGCGGTCTTTAATGATAATGTCAACATAGCTATTCTAGCCAACAAAGCATCTACTGCACAAGATCTACTCAGTAGATTACAATTTGCATATGAGAAACTACCAAAGTGGATGCAACAAGGTATTGTATCATGGAATAAAAGATCGTTAGAACTAGAAAATGGTTCCAAAATTATCGCAGCGTCTACTTCTGCATCTGCTGTCCGAGGCGGATCATATAATGTCATCTTTTTGGATGAATTCGCGTTCATCCCAAATCACATTGCTGATGAATTCTTTGCCTCTGTTTATCCTACTATTTCGTCAGGTCAAAGTACAAAAGTCCTGATTGTTTCCACCCCAAAGGGTATGAACCACTTCTACCGCATTTGGCATGACGCCGAACGGGGTAAGAATGAATATATACCCACGGACGTTCATTGGTCAGAAGTCCCTGGCAGGGACGATAAGTGGAAAGCCCAGACTATTGCAAACACATCCGAACAACAGTTTAAGGTTGAGTTTGAATGTGAATTCCTAGGATCTGTTGATACTCTTGTATCTGCATCAAAACTCAGATCCTTAGTATATGATGATCCAATTAAATCCAACGCAGGTTTGGACATTTTTGAAGAACCACAGAAAGATCACAATTATGTTCTAACAGTGGATGTAGCTCGTGGTGTGGAAAAAGATTACTCTGCATTCACCATTTGTGATACAACAGCATTTCCATATCGTCTTGTAGCAAAATATAGGGACAACCAAATCAAACCAATGTTGTTTCCCAGCATCATTAAAGATCTTGCAGTTGCATATAACAAAGCATACATTCTTGTAGAAGTTAATGATATCGGTGAACAAGTGGGTCAGATTCTCCACATGGACTTGGAATATGACAATGTTCTCATGTGTACCATGAGAGGTCGTGCAGGACAACTAGTTGGTCAGGGATTTTCTGGAAAGAAATCTCAGATGGGAGTTAAGATGTCTAAAAATGTCAAAAAGATTGGATGCATGAATCTCAAGACATTGATTGAAGGTGACAAACTTATTATTAAGGATTACGATACTATCAGTGAACTCACAACATTTATTCAAAAGTCAAATTCCTTCGAAGCTGAAGATGGTTGTAATGATGACCTTGCAATGTGTCTGGTAATTTTTGCATGGTTAATTGCTCAACCATACTTTAAAGAAATGACGGACAATGATGTTCGTAAAAGATTATATGATGAACAGAAAAATCAAATTGAACAAGATATGGCTCCTTTTGGTTTTATTTCTGATGGATTGGATGGTGGAGAAAGTTTTGTAGACGGGGATGGAGATCGTTGGCATATTGATGAGTATGGCGATAGATCCTTTATGTGGGATTACCAATGATGGATATTGATGATCAATTTGAATTAGAACATTTATTTTTAACTGAAAGGAAATGTAGAGTTTGTGGGGAAATTAAAGATCTTATAGATGGATTTTATTTGACTCGTAGTGATAGAGGTCACTTGCCTTCTGCGTATTCATATGAATGCAAAGAGTGTACTAAACATAGAATTATTAGTAATAGAAAACAAAAGTCAACCAATTTATACTGGCAATATCCCGATTGGTAGTGTTCATTGGCGATTTCCCCAATATAAAGTTAGCAAATAATAAATATTTGTAGTTAAGTTGAACTTCTTCAGAGGGAAAGACATGTCGCTAAACTTAGTATCACCTGGCATAAAAGTTCGAGAAATTGATCTTACTGTAGGTAGAATTGATGCAGTAAACGATCAAGTAGGTGCTTTTGCTGGTCCTTTTGTGAAGGGTCCAGTAGGCGAACCAGTTCTCATTGATACCGAACAAGATTTATTAAACACCTTCGGTAAGCCATCAAATTCAGATAGTCAGTTTGAATACTGGTTAACTGCTTCATCGTATCTTTCATATGGAGGAACTTTACGGGTAGTTAGAACGGATTCTGATAATTTACTGAATGCAAATTATCCTGTATCCACTTCTGTTAATCTAAAGATTGCCAGTCAAGAAGATTTTATTAATAATCATGCCACAGATAGTGATTGGATTTTCGCAGCTAAAAATCCAGGATCTTGGGCTAATGGACTAAAAGTTTGTGTTATTGATGCTTTAGCGGATCAGAGAATAGCTATTGGAACTTTTGGTGTTTCTGCAGGATTTGCTATTACTTGTTCAATCGGAACCAGTTATGCTACTTCTGCTGGAACTGTTGAAACTTTTGATGGTTATGTCAAAGGAATTATTACTAGAGTAAACGTAGGTAGCATTGATGTTAAGGTCGTAAGTCTTCACAATAACTTTACTGGACTTGCTACAGAAATTTCTTATACAGCATCCGGACTAAACAGATTCCCAGATGGTCCTGGAAACTATTATCAAATTTTTAATAATGTTGGAACTGCTACTTCAATAGAAAAGTTTAGATTCCCAGGTAATACAACTATTGGGATTGGATCCACAACAATTACATATCCACCAACTCTCATTCCTGAAGGATTGGTTAATGTTGGGGATTTAATTCAAAGTGAAAATGGAGCTTTATCCGCGAGAGTTGTCGCTATTAGTACAGGCACAATTTTAATTGACTCTGCATCTCCAGTATCATATGCATCAACTACTTTGGTAGTAAGATATACAAGAAATGTTACTGATGGGACATTGGGATATGGTGAAGGATTATTCCTCAATTCCACTAATGTTTCTGTTGATTGGTATGATCAACAGACTTTAGGATTATCAAATTCTACCGTTTACTGGAAATCTATTGCACCAAAACCAGGAACATCTCAATATTCTAAGGAAAGAGGTGGAAAAAACGATGAAATTCACGTTGTTGTTGTAGATGAAAGTGGTTCAATAACTGGTACATCTGGTAATATTCTAGAAAAATATACTAATCTATCAAAAGCTACTGACGGGAAGATTTCTCCTTCTGAAAATATTTACATAAAGAATTACCTCTCTAATGTATCTTCATACGTTTTTGCTGGTTCTAGCGATTCAGTTACTGGAGTTAAGTTTACTACAATTAATGGTTATCTCCAAGCTAGTGGTGGAACAATAGCTTCTGGCCAACAAGCTTCTGGAGTTAATTTTGGATGTTATGGAAATAAATCATATTCATTATCAAATGGATACGATTATTCTTCCGCTAGTGGAGGAATGGCAGCCACGTTGGGTGATATTCTAACTTCATATGAAGTCTTCAGAAATCCCGTAGAATATGATATTAATTTCCTAATTGCAGGTCCTGATAGTGGAGATAGTTTATTCGATGCCCAAGCAAAAGCAAATAGATTGATTGATATTGCTGAAAATAGAAAAGACTGCATTGCATGTATTTCTGCAAGAAAGTCTGGAGTTGTCAATGTAACAAATAGTGATTTACAAACAGATAACGTCATTAAATTCTTTGATGCTATAAGTTCTTCATCATATGCAGTATTTGATACTGGATACAAGTACATGTATGATAGATTTAATAATGAGTTTAGATACGTTCCATTGAATGGTGATGTGGCTGGATTAATGGCAAGAACATCTATTAATAACTACCCTTGGTTCTCCCCTGCTGGATCTTCAAGAGGTGTTATTAATAACGCGATTAAACTCGCTTTCAATCCATCCCAAGCACAAAGAGATTTACTATATCCTAAGAGAATCAACCCTGTAGTATTCTCACCAGGCGCTGGAATAATTCTTTTCGGTGATAAGACTGGACTATCTAACGCTAGTGCTTTTGATAGAATCAATGTTCGTCGTTTGTTCTTGACGGTTGAGGATACGATCTCTAGAGCTGCAAGAGCTCAACTCTTTGAGTTCAATGATGTTATCACCAGAACAAATTTTGTAAACATTGTTGAACCATATCTTCGTGATGTTAAGTCAAAGAGAGGAATTACAGACTTCCTAGTTGTTTGTGATGAATCAAACAATACTCCAGATGTAATTGACGCAAATCAATTTAGGGCTGACATTTTCATCAAACCTGCAAGATCAATTAACTTTATTGGTCTTACTTTTGTCGCTAACAGAACTGGTATTAGTTTTGAAGAGGTTGTTGGAACCGTTTAATTTTTTAAAACATCAATCCCTACAGAGGTAAAAAAATGGCATTTTCAAATACCCCAAGTTTCGGCTCCAGAACTTTAGAAGACTTTAAAGCAAGGTTAATTGGTGGAGCAGCTCGTCCAAATCTTTTCGAAGTTGAGTTAAATTTCCCATCATTTGCAACTGAAGCAAATACAAATGCAAATACAGATCAAACTAGAACTGTAAGTGAGCTTTCTAGATTTATGATTAAATCCGCAAATCTACCTGCATCAAATGTTGGTGTTATTGAAGTTCCTTTTAGAGGAAGAACTTTAAAAATTGCAGGAGATAGAACTTTCGATGTTTGGACAATCACAATCATTAACGATGTTGATTTTTCAATCAGAACAGCTTTTGAAAAGTGGATGAATGCGATTAACAAACACGATGATAACACTGGATTGATTAATCCAGCTCAATATCAGAGAGACGCTATTGTAAAACAATTTGGTAGAACTTCAGTTTCATCCGCTCAATCTAATGTTATTTCTCCTGTTACCGCTAGAGCTGGGGATGCAATTCCAGTTTTAAAAGCATATAAGTTTTATGGAATATTCCCAACTGCGGTTAGTGCTATTGATCTATCCTATGATTCTTCAGATTCCATTGAAGAATTTACCGTAGATCTACAGGTACAGTGGTGGGATGCACTGGATTCTACTGGTACAACACAATTGGGTACTGATCCCCAAGTTCTGAACCCTCTATAAATAGTACAAATAGAGTTAATATTTGAATAATGCCTAAATTATTTGGTTTTAAAATCCAAGATTCGGAGGACGATAGATCAAAAAAATCTATCGTCTCTCCTGTTCCGGAGAATCAAGAAGATTCTTCGGACTTTTATGTGTCTAGTGGATTTTATGGACAATATGTTGATATTGAAGGTGTATATAAATCCGAATATGATCTAATTAAAAGATATCGTGAGATGGCTATTCACCCAGAGGTTGATGGAGCCATCGAAGATATTATCAATGAAGCAATCGTATCTGATCAAAATGATTCTCCTGTTCAAATTGATTTGCAAAATGTTCCGGCTTCAGATAAGTTGAAATCAATTATCAGAGATGAGTTTAAGTATATCAAAGAAATTTTAGACTTCGATAAAAGATGTCATGAAATTTTAAGGAATTGGTATGTTGATGGTAGAGTGTATTATCATAAAGTCATTGATTTACAGAAACCAGAAGAAGGGATCAAAGAAATAAGATATATTGATCCCATGAAAATTAAACTGGTGAGGAAAATTAAGAAAAATGGTAAACATGTATTGAATCCATCCTTTTCAGTCACTGATGGAAGGGCTGCAAATGGAAATATGGCAACTCCAGAAGTTGAAGAGTTTTATGAGTATGACCCAAATATCAGAGGAACTGGTGCAGGTCAATCAACTAGCAACTTTAAGAACGCAATTGGTGGAACTGCAAGAATTTCTAAAGATTCAATTACATATGTACACTCTGGTTTAGTAGACCGAAATAAACAGGTTGTACTTTCATATCTACACAAAGCAATCAAAGCCCTCAATCAACTACGAATGATTGAGGATTCCCTGGTTATCTATCGTTTATCTCGTGCCCCAGAAAGAAGAATTTTCTACATTGATGTAGGCAACCTCCCAAAGATTAAAGCTGAACAATACTTACGAGATGTAATGACTCGGTATCGTAATAAGTTAGTTTATGATGCAAATACTGGGGAGATTCGTGATGATAAAAGAATGATGTCAATGCTTGAGGACTTCTGGTTGCCTCGTCGTGAAGGTGGTAGGGGAACTGAGATCACTACACTCCCAGGCGGGCAAAATCTTGGAGAACTTGCTGACATTGAATATTTCCAGAAAAAACTCTATAGAGCACTTGGAGTTCCAGAGTCACGTTTGGGTGGAGGTGGTGGATTTAATCTCGGAAGATCTTCAGAAATTTTAAGAGATGAAATTAAATTTACAAAGTTTGTCGGCAGAATGAGAAAAAGATTTTCTCATCTTTTTATGGATATGTTGAAAACTCAACTTATTTTAAAAAATATAGTAACACCAGAAGACTGGAAGATTCTTTCAGATCACATTCAGTTTGATTTTGTTTATGATAATCATTTTGCTGAACTTAAAGAAGCGGAACTTATTCAAAATAGATTAAACGTTCTTGTTGCTGCTGAACCTTATATTGGTAAGTATTTCTCAGTTGACTATGTGAGGAGAAATATTCTCAAACAAACTGATAGGGAAATTGTAGACATCGATGAACAGATTGGATCGGAACAAGCAGCTGGAATCATTCCACCACCAATGGATCCAAATACCGGACTACCAGTTGGACAAGAACCCCCTGTTGATCAATCTGCAATGGGAGAAGTTCCAATGAATCCAGAAGCTTCAACTGGATCTATTGAAATGCCGCCAACTGAAGAAGCTCCAAAAGCCACAATGCCAAAGGGTGGCAGAATCTGATAAATAATTTTTAAGTAAACACTGAATTTAAAGCTATGGATGACCTCATTGATATGATGGTGACTAATCAATCGCCAGCAGATATAAGCGACAAAATCAAAGAAATTTTGATGCAGAAATCTGCAGAAAATATTGACATTATTCGACCAGTTGTAGCTGCTTCACTATTTGGTGGAGAAGAAGTCGAATCGGAAGTAGGAGTAGAAAACTACGAGGAAGAGTCTGAAGAAGATGCAGAATAATAAATAACTATTATAGAACTTTATTATAACGATGCAAAGAACAAAAATAATTGCAACAGAAGTTGCAATGCCAACAACTGCAGGTGCAGCTTCAAGTATTAGTGAAGCAACTTGCGTAAGATTATACAATGGTTCTGGAGCTGCAGCAACAGTTAGTATTTCAACTTCTGTTGGAGCTGCAACTACTAGTACATTTACAATGCCCGATGGCACTGTTGAATTTCTCCAGAAATCATCAACGGATGTAATTTTTGCATCTTCTGCATCTGTGAAAGCGGCTAAAGTAGGACTTACCAACTAAGAACGATGAAACTAATTACCGAAGAAGTAACGAATGTAAAAATTATCAGCGAAGGAAAAGGCGCTGATAAGAAACTTTATATTGAAGGCGTATTCCTTCAAGGTGAAATTAAAAATAGAAATGGTAGAATGTATCCCATTACTACTCTTTCTCGTGAAGTAAGCAGATACAATGAACAATTTGTATCCAAGGGACGCGCTTTAGGTGAACTCGGTCATCCTGATGGACCAACAGTAAACCTTGATCGGGTTTCACATAAAATTACTTCTTTGGCTCAAGAAGGTAACAATTTTATTGGTAAAGCCCAAATTCTCAATACTCCAATGGGAAAAATTGCATCTTCACTCTTAGATGAAGGTGTAATGCTTGGCGTTTCTTCTCGTGGTGTTGGTTCATTGAAAATGACCAATGAAGGTCACAAAATTGTTGGTGAAGATTTTATGTTGGCAACTGCTGCTGACATCGTTGCCGATCCTTCTGCTCCTGATGCATTTGTTTCGGGAATCATGGAAGGTAAGGAGTGGGTTTGGGAAGGAGGTATTCTTCGTGAACAACTTGCTTCTAAGACTCAAAGAAGAATTAATACACTTATTGATCAAAGAAAACTAGATGAACAGAAGTTAAATCTATTCAATGAGTTTTTATCAAATCTTTAATTTATAAATAAATACAGATTATACTAAGGTAATCGGAGAGTACAAATGTCCCGTGGTAAGAATTTACAAGAAATGGAATCTGTTGCTACCCCCGGTCAGGGTGGTGGCGCAGGAAGCGGCACTTCACAATCCAAAACCGCTGTAAATGCTAATGCATCTGCACCGGCTTCCCCAGAAAAAAGTGCAACTCCAGTTGCAACTCCAGGTCAAACTGGTGCATGGGAAGATCTAGGAGGCCCAACTCCAGAAAATAGTCGTCCAGACGACAATTCTAATGCGTTTAAAACCCCAGGTGCAACCCTTAAGCAAGTTAAGGATGTTGTAAACGCTAAAGCTTCTGCAGCTGATGCTCCTGCTACTTCCGCAACTCCAGTTTCAACACCTGGACAAGGTGGTGGAATGAAGGAAGAAGTGGAAGAAGATGAAGAGTTAGTAGAAGTCGAAGACGAAGAGGTTGATGCTGAAGAGGAAGAGGAAGAGGTTGTAGAAGAAGACGTAGATTCCATCATTGATGAGGACGTAAATGCTCTCCTCTCTGGCGAAGAAGAGCTCTCTGAGGAATTCAGAGAAAAGGCAAAGTTGGTATTTGAATCCGCTCTTCACGCTAAGACAAAAGAAATTCAATCTGTCATGGAAGAGCACTATGCTATTGCTCTTGCAGAAGAGATTGAAGAAATTAAACTAGAACTAACCGAAAGAGTTGACTCATACCTTGAGTATGTTTCTTCCGAATGGTTAGAAGAGAATGCTCTAGCAGTTGAAGGTGGTCTCAAGACTGAGATCACTGAGTCCTTCATCGATGGTATGAAGGGACTTTTTGAAGCACATTATGTATCAATGCCTGAAGAAAAATATGATGTTCTAGAGAGCATGGTAGAAAAACTTGATGAAATGGAGACAAAACTCAACGAACAAATTCAAAAGAATGTTGTTCTAAACGCTAAACTTGCAGAATCTGCCGCTGACAGAATCTTCGGTCAAGTTTCAGAGGGTCTCGCACTTTCCCAAAAGGATAAGCTTGCAAACCTCGTAGAAAGTGTTGAGTTTGAGAGTGAAGCTGACTATTACCAGAAACTGGTAACTCTTAGGGAGTCATACTTCCCAAGAAACGCTGGTATTCCAGCAAACGAAACAGAAAGTCTAACTGAAGAAGCTAATTTCCAAGAAGTTAATCACTCACCTTCTATGGATGCTTATCTACGTGCGCTTTCCAACGTTGCTAAAAAGTGATTTTTAGATAATACTCAAACCACAGTTCAACAACACTTTTAACAGAGGTATTAAAACCAAATGGACGGAATTAATTCACAAATGCTAATGGAGAAGTGGGCTCCAGTTCTAGACTTCGACGGTCTAGGCGACATCAAAGATTCCCACAGAAGAGCTGTAACAGCTCAAATGCTAGAGAACCAAGAAAGAGAACTCCGCGAGTCTGCAGAGTTCCTTGGTGAAGCTTCCCCAACCAACTCTGCCGGTACTGGCGGTTTTGGTGGACTTTCTAACGCTGGTGGTCCAGTTGCTGGTTTCGATCCAGTTCTAATCAGCCTCATTCGTCGTGCAATGCCTAACCTCATTGCTTATGACATCTGTGGCGTTCAACCAATGAGCGGTCCTACTGGACTCATCTTCGCAATGCGTTCCCGCTACGATAACCAGTCTGGTACTGAGACCTTCTTCGATGAAGTAGATACCACCTTCTCTGGTCAGAACAATAGCCGTAACCTTGCCAACGGATTCTCCGATGGTCTCGTTGGTTTCGGTACAACTAACCAGGATGGAACCAATCCTAACGTTCTCAACCCAGTTGGAACTGCTACAACCAACCCCTCACCATATAACGTTGGTCAGGGTATGACCACTGGTGATTCGGAAGCTCTTGGAGATGCTGCAGCTAATGCCTTCAACCAGATGGCATTCAGCATTGAGAAGGTTACCGTAACCGCTAAGTCTAGAGCACTCAAGGCCGAGTATTCACTAGAACTCGCTCAAGACCTCAAGGCTATCCACGGTCTAAACGCAGAAGCAGAACTTGCTAACATTCTCTCCACTGAGATCCTCGCTGAAATCAACAGAGAAGTTATCAGAACCATCTATAAGGTTGCTGAGCAAGGTGCTGCTGTTAACACTGCTACCGCTGGTGTATTTGACCTAGACGTTGACTCCAACGGTCGTTGGTCAGTTGAGAAGTTCAAGGGTCTTCTGTTCCAAATCGAGCGTGATGCAAACGCAATTGCACAAAGAACTCGTAGAGGAAAGGGCAACACTATCATCTGTTCTGCAGACGTTGCTTCCGCTCTAACCATGGCTGGTGTACTTGATTACACCCCTGCACTCAACGCTAACCTCAACGTTGATGACACTGGTAACACCTTCGCTGGTGTTCTCCAAGGTAAGTATCGCGTTTATATTGACCCATATGCTGCTAACGTTGCTGCTGATCAGTACTACGTTGTAGGTTATAAGGGTTCTAGCGCATATGATGCTGGTATCTTCTACTGCCCATATGTTCCTCTCCAGATGGTTCGTGCCGTCGGTCAGGACACCTTCCAACCAAAAATTGGCTTCAAGACCCGTTATGGTATTGTTGCCAACCCATTTGCAGAAGGAACCGATCAGGGACTCGGAAGACTACGCCTCAATGCAAACCGTTACTACAGAAGAGTTAAGGTTGCTAACCTCATGTGATTCATTTCACAACTCAATCGAGAGGGTCTTCGGACCCTCTTTTTTTATGGGGATAAATAAAAATAAAAACAATGTCTGGTGTTTTTGAAAATCAAATTACAAATAGAAATTTTCTCAGTCCTCTAGGATTTAAGTTTAATCTTGCTAGGACACCAAAAGTGGATTTCTTTTCGAAATCGGCAAATGTTCCCGGAATAACCCTAGGAGTTGCTATTCAACCAACTTATCTAAAAGATATTCCCGTTCCAGGAGATAAACTTGTTTTTGATGATTTTCGATTAACTTTTAACATTGATGAAAATTTAGAAAATTACAATACTATTCAAAATTGGATGCGTGGACTAGGTTATCCAGAAAGTATTTACGAATATACTGAGTGGAGATTAAGTGATCCAATAAATCCAACTCAAGATCCAAATGTATCTGATGGTACATTATTAATATACAATAGTAATTTTCAACCATCAACACTTGTAAAGTTTCAGGGAATGTTCCCAACATCTCTTTCTGATATTGACTTCGATGCCACTCAAACTGATATTCAATATGCAGTGGCTACAGTAACATTTAAGTATGCTCTTTATAAAATCTTCACTTATGAACCTGGATGAAATTCAAAATCTTTGGGACGAAGACTCCAAAATTGATCAAGATAATCTTCATGTGGAATCCGTAAAGATTCCAAGTCTTCACGCAAAATACTATAAGATTTTTAATAATATTCTCACTCTTAAGAAAGCTCAAGAGAATAAATATAAGATCTTAAAAAAAGAAAAGTGGCAGTATTACACTGGTAAAGCCGAACCAGAAGTTTATATAGAAAAACCATTTGACCATAAGGTACTTAAACCAGATTTGGATAAGTATCTTGATGCTGATGAAGATTTAATTAAATGTCAGACTAAGATTGAGTACTATCAGATGATGTTAAATTATCTGGAGAGCATTCTTAAAACTATATTAAATAGAACATATCAGCTCAAAAATGCAATTGAGTGGCAGAAATTTATTAGAGGATATGACTGATATCGTAATTGCAAAAAAGAATGAAGTATTCCTGAAGATAGAAGCGGAACCACATATCTATCAGGAACTTTCGGAACACTTTACTTTCGATGTACCTGGAGCAAAATTTATGCCCCAGTATAGAAGTAAGTATTGGGATGGAAAGATTCGTCTCTTTTCAACACACACTGGAGAGATCTATGTTGGTCTTCTTGATAAGGTAGTTTCGTGGGCTAAAAAATGGGACTATCAAGTAGAATTTAAAAATAATAAATTCTACGGAACTCCTTTAGAAGAGAATGAAATGATCTCTTATGAAGGAGTCAAAGATTATATGACTCGGATTTCTAGACACAAACCACGAGATTATCAAGTAGATGCAGTTTATGATGCACTCAAATATAATCGTAAACTTTTAATTTCACCAACGGCTTCTGGTAAGTCATTGATGATTTATTCTATTGTCAGGTACTTTGCAGAGAGAAATCAAAAGATACTCCTAGTGGTCCCTACAACCTCCTTGGTTGAACAGATGTTCAAAGACTTCCAGGACTACGGATGGAACGCAGAGGACTACTGCCACCGCATATACAGCGGTCGTGAGAAGACGAATGAATCTCCTGTAGTCATTACTACTTGGCAGTCCATTTATAAACTTCCTAGATCTTTTTATGATTCATTTGATGTAGTTATTGGAGACGAAGCTCACCAATTTAAATCCAAATCTTTGGTTGGAATCATGACCAAAATGGATAATACAAAATATAGGTTCGGTTTTACGGGTACACTTGATGGTACTCAAACGCATAAATGGGTATTAGAAGGTTTATTTGGACCTTCTTATAAAGTGACTCAAACTAAAGAATTAATTGATAAGGGACATCTATCTAAACTTCAGATCAAAATCATTATTCTCAAACATAATCCACAACAATTTGAAAACTTTGAAGATGAAGTTCAATTTATTATTGGCCACCCGAAACGAAATAACTTTATTAAGAATCTTGCACTAGATCTCAAAGGTAATACTCTTATTCTTTTTTCCAGAGTTGAATCTCATGGTCAACCTCTTTACGAATCAATAAATAATTCTGCTAAGGATGGTCGTAAAGTTTTTTATGTTCACGGCGGAATAGACGCAGAAGAGAGGGAATTGGTTAGGGAGATTACTGAGAGAGAAAAAGATGCGATCATTGTGGCTTCATATGGTACGTTTAGTACAGGAATTAACATTAAGAATTTACATAATGTTATTTTTGCTTCACCTTCGAAGTCTAGAATCCGTAATCTCCAATCAATTGGAAGAGTTCTAAGAAAAGGTGATAATAAAACTCAAGCAGTTTTATACGATATCGCTGATGATTGTACTAAAAATTCAAGAAAAAATTATACCCTCAACCATCTAATAGAGAGAGTAAAAATTTATAATGAAGAGAATTTCAATTACGAATTTATACAGGTAAATTTAAAAGAATGATGGAAGAAGATTTCTATGCAGTTATTAAATTAATTTCTGGAGAAGAGATATTTTCAATTGTTTGTCCATCTGAAGAGGATGAAAAGACAATGTTAATATTGAATAACCCAGTTACTATAGAAGTTATTGTTATGAAACAAATTGGTATGCAAGGATATAAGATAGATCCTTGGCTTAAATTTGCAGATGATGATACATTTTTACTGGATATGGATAAAGTTCTCACCATCAGTGAAGTTCGTGATGTAGAAACTATTGAAATGTATCACAAATTTATAAAACAACAACAGAATAAAAACTCAAAAAATCCATTAACAGAAGAGATGGGATATCTCTCATCAGTATCTGAAGCAAGGAAAAGACTTGAGAAACTTTATAGAGGCCAATCAGATATTAAAGAAAGCTAATCTTTGAAACTCCACAGAGTAATTGTACCAACTTTTATGGGGTATTGTCAATAGCCGAATATTCTGTTATAATAAGAACATCTAATAATAGCAGGACTCATGAAATGCTGGCACCAAAAAGAAAAAGATCCGAACATTATGTAAACAATAAAGAATTCCTTGAAGCGATATGTGAGTATAAAATGAAGGTGAAGGTAGCTGCAGAAAAGGGTGATCCTAAACCTCGTATTACCAACTATCTGGGAGAATGTTTCCTTAAGATTGCTACACACCTATCTTACAAACCAAACTTTGTCAACTACATGTTCCGTGAGGACATGATCTGTGACGGTATTGAGAATTGTGTGCAGTATATTCACAATTTTAATCCAGAAAAATCTTCAAATCCTTTTGCTTATTTTACTCAGATTATTCACTATGCATTTCTGAGAAGAATTCAAAAAGAAAAGAAACAAATGGAGATTCGTTCCAAAATCATTGAACGGTCAGGATATGATGAAGTGTTTACTGTTGATGGTGACGGAATTGATGCCGCAGAGTATAATAGTATTAAAGATGCAATTCAAACAAAGATGTATCAATGACTTTAGTTGCTTGTATAACTGATACCCATTATGGTGCTAGAAAAGGTAGTAAAACCTTTCATGATTATTTTAAAAAGTTTTACGAAGATGTCTTTTTTCCTGAATTGGAAAAGAGAAATATCAAACATTGTATTCACTTAGGTGATGCATTTGATAGTCGTAAATCTATTGATTTCTGGTGTCTGAACTGGGCAAAAGAAAATGTTTATGATAAATTTCGAGATCTTGGTATCACCGTATACCAAATTGTAGGTAATCATGATGCATACTATAAAAATACCAATGAAGTCAACTCTATTGAGTCCCTGTTAAGAGAGTATGATAACATTGTCCCCATTTCCAGCCCAGGTGAATATGAAGTTGCTGGATTAAAAACATTTATGATTCCCTGGATCTCTCCTGAGAATCGTGAAGAGACTTTAGAGAAACTTTCCAAAACTAAATCAAAAACGGTTTTTGGTCATCTTGAACTCCAGGGATTTAGTGTTTATCCTGGTAATATCCAACAACATGGAATGGAAGTGAATGTTTTTGATAAGTTTAGAATGGTATGTTCTGGACATTATCACACCCGTTCAAACAATGGAAAGATTTTTTACCTTGGCAATCCTTATCAACTTTATTGGAATGACGTTGATGATAAAAGAGGATTTAACTTTTTTGACACAGAAAGTTTTGAGTTAGAGTTTGTTCAAAATCCTCATAACATGTTTGAGAGGATTTATTATGAAGATCAAAATCCAAATTTATTCAACACAACTTCTTGTAAAGATAAAATTGTAAAAATCATTGTTCGTAAAAAATCCGACCAACTTCTTTTCGAAAAGTTTGTAGATAAGATCTATAAGACCGGAGTTGTAGATATTAAAATTGTTGAAAACTTTGAAGTTAATGACGATGATGTAGATTTTGACCAAGAAAAAATAGAGGACACAATCACTATTTTAAATAAATATGTTGAAGACTCTGATTTTGATCTAGATAAAGAAAAGGTCAAAAAACTTTTGCGAGAAGTCTATCAAGAAGCTTGCGAAATAGAATAAGTATGTACATGATTACGCCATATGGAGACGAAGACGGCGCTTATGCGGTAGCGGACGATCATGGCGAAAGGACCTTGTACTTTTTTCAAGATGAAGATGACGCAGAAAGATTTGCAGGTCTTTTAGAAGCCGATGATCATCCTGAAATGGAAGTTGTTGAAATAGATCCAGAACTTGCAATAAAAGCGTGTCACCAGTATAATTACAAATACGCTATTATAACTCCCGATGACTTTGTGATTCCTCCCAGAAAATATGATTTTGTTCAAAACGATTAAGTGGCGTAATTTTCTTTCTACTGGAAATCAGTTTACTGAAGTAAACTTTCAAGACGCTCAAACAAATTTGATTGTAGGAACCAATGGTTCTGGTAAGAGTACCATTTTGGATGCTCTTACTTTTGTGTTGTATAATAAACCATTCCGAAAGATCAATAAACCACAACTCATTAATGCAGTCAATGAAAAAGACTGTCTTGTTGAAATCGAGTTCTCTATCGGAAATAAGGAATATAAAGTTGTCAGAGGTATTAAACCAAATATATTTGAGATCTGGATTGACGGAAAGGTACAGGATCAGGATTCCGCAGCTCAGGATCAACAAAAGAAATTGGAAGAGGGTATTTTAAAACTCAATTATAAATCTTTTACTCAAACAGTAATTTTGGGATCTGCCACTTTTGTCCCATTTATGCAGTTGACTTCTTCCAATCGTAGAGAGATTGTCGAAGATCTTTTAGACATCAAGATTTTTTCTACGATGAATAATCTCTTGAAGGATAGAATGCGTAAAACAAATGAACTCATTCGTGAATATTCAATCAAGAAAGATATGATTGAAGATAAGATTGATATGCAGGAAAACTTCATCAAAGATCTTGACAAGAGTGGTAAAGAGAGAATTGAAAAGAAAGAAGATCAGGCCAAATCTTTAGATAATGAAATCGTTGAGTTAAATGATGAAAATGAGACTTTAATTGCAAAGATTCAAAAAGATCTTCAACCAAAATTAGAAGAATTAAACAATACCAACTCAACTCTGAAGAAACTTAGTACTATCAAAGCAAAACTTGAACAAAAGATTCAAACTTTAGTATCCGATCATAGGTTTTTTCAAGAAAATTCGGTTTGCCCTACATGCACTCAAAGCATTGAAAATGAATTTCGCTTAAATAAGATTGCCGATATAGAGGAGAAATCCAAAGAACTCAATGACGGATACCAAGAGTTGGAGGATGCAATCAATGTAGAACAAGAAAAAGACAAACAATTTTTATCTTATTCTACGGAGATTAATAGACTCAACAATGACATTTCCCACAACAATGTTAAAATTACTGGGCTTAACAAACAAATCAGAAATCTTGGACATGAAATTCAAGAAATTACCGAACAAATTCAAAACCGAAATTCTGAGCGTCAAGCCCTTGAAAACTTAATAAAAGATCTTGAAACATTAGAAAAAGAAAGATCTGCAGAAAAGGAACAGGTTAATTATTACGAGTTCGCTCATTCATTGATGAAAGATGGTGGAGTAAAGTCAAAGATCATCAAAAAATATCTGCCTCTTATGAATCAGCAGATAAACAAGTATCTACAGATGATGGACTTTTACATCAATTTCACACTGGATGAAGAGTTTAAGGAGGTTATCAAGTCACCGGTTCACGAAGATTTTAGTTATGAATCGTTTAGTGAAGGTGAGAAGATGCGTATTGACCTTTCTCTTTTGTTTACCTGGCGGGACATTGCCAAACTCAGAAATTCGGCTAGTACAAATCTTCTCATCTTAGACGAAATTTTTGATAGTTCTTTGGATGGTGCAGGAACAGATTTCTTCACAAATATTATTCGGTATGTAATTCAAGATGCTCATGTGTTCGTAATCTCGCATAAGACCGACGATCTCATGGATAAATTTGACAAGGTGATGAAATTCGATAAAGTAAAAGGATTCAGTAAACTAGTGTCATGACCACACCAAACTGGCAACACAACTCTGGGAAACCCCAGAAACGAAAACTCAAACCGCAAGCACTGCGCCAGGCAAAAGCACGACTGGCCCAGTTCAAAAAGCGTCACATGAACCGCTCCAATGGGGCGGTTTCGTCGTATTATGACTACATACGAAACAAAGTCCATGCCTGTTAATCACGAAGTCAAGGGTCAACTTGCCCGTCTACTCGCAACTGAAGATCTTGTTGTAGAACATAAACAGGTTCCTACGGCATGTTTTAATGTCGATACCCGTGTCTTGACTCTGCCGATGTGGGAGAAAGCTTCCAACGCAGTGTATGACATGCTTGTTGGTCATGAAGTTGGTCATGCTCTATATACTCCCAATGAGGATTGGAGTAAGAAGTTTACTATTCCCCAACAATTCGTGAATGTCACTGAGGACGCTCGTATTGAAAAAATGATGAAGCGTCGTTATGCGGGATTGAACAAATCGTTCTTTGCGGGTTATAAAGAACTTCATGAGGATGATTTTTTCCAAATCAAGGATGATGATGTTTCCACTTATAATCTTGCAGACCGTGTAAATCTGTGGTTTAAGATTGGTGGATTTACTCAGATTCCTATTGAAAGGGGTGAAGAAACTGAGATCCTGAATATGGTTGCAGATGCAGAAACTTTTGATGATGCTATTGCAGCTGCGGTAAAACTTTACGAATATTGTAAGAGGAAAGATCAAGAACAGACTAAGATTGATTCTTTTGATAGTCTTGAATCTACCCCCGGTAGTGGGTCGGAAAGTGCGCCTCAAGAGGAACAAACTCCATCTGGGGAGGATGATCTTGAAACCTCTGGAGAAGGTGGCCAGGCGTCCTCTGATGGTCAATCGGAGGATAAATCAAATCTTCCTACTGATAAGAGTTCTAATCTTGGTGGCGAAACTTCTGAACCTGAAGTTAAAACTGCAGATAACTTGGAGGAAGCTCTTCGTGATCTTGTGAACATGAATGGATCCGAAAACATTTATTTGGAACTTCCTAAACTGAATCTTAATACAGTGATTGGATCAAACTCTGAGGTTCATGAAGAAATTAACGATTGGTGGGATAAAACTATTGCAAAATATTCCGGTTATGATAACCCTAAAGAACATCTTTTCGGTAAAGTAGACAAAGATTATAGGGAGTTCAAACGTTCTGCACAGAAGGAAGTTAACTATTTGGTGAAAGAGTTTGAATGTCGTAAGGCAGCAGATTCCTATGCTCGTGCAACTACTGCTCGTACTGGTGTTCTAGACTGTTCCAAACTTCATACTTACAAATACAATGAAGACCTTTTCAAGAAAGTCACCACTCTTGCAAATGGTAAGAATCATGGCCTAGTCTTTATTCTGGACTGGTCCGGTTCTATGTCGAATGTGATGGTTGATACTCTTAAACAACTTTACAATCTGATGTGGTTTTGTAAGAAAGTTACGATTCCCTTTGAGGTTTATGCTTTCACTAATGAGTGGCGTCGTTATGATTACGATGAGAATTGTCGTCCAAAATCTATGGAACCCCATTATAAAAAGAAACACGGATTGATTTATGTGGATGAAACTTTCTCACTCATGAATTTGTTTACCAGTAAAGTCAACAATCGTGTTCTCGAAGAACAGATGATTAATATCTTTAGGTTGGCAAAACAATTTAGGTACAATTATAATGATGCACCCGAGTATACTCATCCACATCGACTTTCTCTTTCTGGTACTCCTTTGAATGAATCATTGGTGGCCCTTCACCATATTCTTCCTAAATTCCAACGAGAAAACAAACTTCAAAAAGTTCAATGCGTTGTTTTGACTGATGGTGAAGCTTCTCCTCTAAAGTTTCATAAAGAGTTTAAAGGTCGTCTTAATTATGATACTGAAGAGGTTTATATCGGTTTGAATTCTATTGGACTGAACACTATTCTTCGTGATCGTAAAATCGGTTCTACTTATAAGTTGGAAGGAGATTTTTCTAGTTTTACTGATGTTCTTCTTCGCAATCTTCGTGACCGATTTACTGATGTAAACTTCATTGGTATTCGTGTTCTTGAAAGTAGGGATGCAAATAGTTTCATTCGTCGTTATTATGAAACTTTAGATTATTCTTCTGGTTATTGTCGGGAGAATAAAGAATATATTGAAATCACGAATGATTGGAAGAAAAACAAATCTTTTGCGATTAAAAAATCTGGGTATCATGCATACTTCGGACTTTCTGGTTCGGCTCTTTCTAATGATGCAGAGTTTGAAGTTTCTGATGATGCAAGTAAAACTCAGATCCGATCTGCATTTGCAAAGTCTCTAAAGAGTAAAAAAATGAATAAGAAAGTTCTTGGCGAATTCATTGAACTTGTTGCATGAGGAGGGGAAACCCTCCTTTTTTTATAAATAACTAAAAAGTATTTGTAAAAAATGGATAGCAAAGAACTACGCGGTTTGATGGAATCATATTCTGAAGTTTATGCTCCAGAACAGATTGATGAAGTGTTAGACACTCCAGAAAAGGCAAAGGAATATGCCGGAAAGAATGTTAAGTCTATGGTTGGTGCTTTTGCTAAAGGTGTCGTGAATAAGGATATTGGTCAATTGAAAACCATAGAAAAGAGAAAAAAGGGAGCAGAACTGGCAAAAAGAAAGGCAGAAAGAAAGTCAACAGAGCAACAGAATGAGGAAGTAGAACAGATTGACGAAATCTCTGCCGGTCTTGCTGGCAAAGTTGTTAATGCAAGAATTGAAAGAACTGGTGTTGCTGCTGATAGGGAAAATAAAGCTCGTACCCCTCAAAATGTAAGAGACACTGTTGCTGCTGCAGACAAAGAAGCAAGAGCAAAAAAACTTGCTGCTGGAGTAAGAAGAAGAAGAATGGCAAATGAGGAAGTAGAACAACTTGATGAACTTTCTGTTAATAAAATGCTTGCTTATGGAAAAGCAGCAGAAAAAAATAGAGCAGACCTTAATAAAAAGTGGGATAAAGGAACTGCAACTCATAGAGAAAAAATGAGAGTTCTTGGTCGTGAAGAGGGTGAAGAAAGAGCATCTGAAAAAATCAAGAAAAAAACTGGTAAGCGTCCTTATGAAATGAATAAACTTGATAAACTAAAAGCAGCAGTCACTAAAGAGGAAGTAGATATCTTTGATACAGTTCTTGAGTTTCTCCAAACAGAAGGATACGCAGAAACTCTAGAGGAAGCAGAGTGGATTATGGCAAATGAACTAGATTCTGAAGATATTGGAGAAATTTTGGAAGCAGAAGGTTCCTACGGTCAAACTCCAAAGGCAAGAACCGCAATGGGCAAACTGGCTATTAGTAGAATGCGTAAACCCGCAAGTGAGTATTCACAAAGGGGTGAGAAAACCAAAAAACTAAAGGCAGCAGAAAAGCACACAAGAAGACAGGACCGACTAGCAAGTGGCAATAATCGACATGGTTCGAGAGGTCCAATGGATCAAGCTCGTAGAAATTGGTCCAGAGGTGCTGATGAATATGGTCATACTGGATATGATGGTGAAGGGCATGGTGGTTCAGTAACCAAGAATCCTAAGAAACTTCGTAAGCAAAAAGCAATGGGTGAGTTTTCTAAGGAAGATTATGAAATTTTTGATACAGTTCTTGAGTTTCTTTGTGCAGAAGGATATGTAGAAACTCTGGAAGAAGCAGAATGGTTAATGGTAAATGAACTAGATGTTGAAGATATTGAAGCAATTCTTGAAGCAGAAGGTTCCTATGGTAAAACTCCAAAGGCATCTGCAGCATATAGCGCCCTAGTTAGAAAGAGAACTAATAAACCTGCATCTGAGTATTCTAAAAAAGGAGAAAAGACTAAAAAAGTGAAGTCTGCTGAGAAGCATATGTGGAGATCTCTTAGAGGTGGACCTCATCATGGAAGAGGTAAAATGACTGCTGATGATAGAACAGAAAGAAGGTCTGAACGTGCCTTCGATTTGGAGA